GCAGTGGGGGCAGGTCTGGCCGGTCTCAGGCAGTTTGCCGAGTCCGTCACAGACTGAACACTGGTGATCGCCTGGGTATTCTTCGGCGTTCGCTTCGTATCCCTCTTCAGGTGTCCAGTCGCCAGGGATCATTCCCTCGGTGCCTGGGGAGCCATCGCTTGAGATCTCTGAAGGAGCTGCTGAGGAAGCATCTTGGACAATGGTGGAGGACTTGTGGACTCGGTAGGAAGCCAGTTCAGCGGCTTCGAGTTCTGAGATCGCTGGGGCTTCGACGGCTTCGAGATCCTCGGTGCCGATGGCCTTGGCGATATTGGCAACTGCGGTGGGGTTGCAGGGACGGTCAACGTAAGAGACTTCGACGATGGTGCCGCCGATGATTCGGCCACCCTTGGCGACAGTGTCTTTGATGACCTTGGCACCCTTGATGCCGATGGAGTAGCCCTTGAGCGCACCGGCTTCGATCTTTCGAGCCGTGTTGTCGTCGACTACCTGAGACTTCAGGAACCAGTCGTCGCCTTCGCCATTCAATTCAACACCCACGCCTGCGGCGATGGGCTGGTGCATCTCTCGCACGTTGCCAAACTTGAACCACGCTGGCATGGCTTCTTTGAGCCAGGTCGGGTCACAGATTTGCTCGTCGAGGTCAAGGTCAGGGCCGGTGGCTTTGCCGTAGACGATCAAGTCGCCGTCAGAGTTCTCGGTTTTGACGATGTCGCCGGCGTAGGCGTAGGTGATGCTCATAGGTCTAAACGTCCTTGTTAGGTGAACTATCTGAGAAGCGTAGTAGCGCCGACTATGACTCCGACGCTAGGCCTGCTTCACCAGCGCCAGTGATTGCACAACGACAGTTCGGGTGTCCTGGTGGTTGATCGTCGCTGAGGTCGTGTGGGTTGTCTGCTTCTTGGTCAAGGCACTCGTCGCACGCTCCGTCGTAGGCCAACCAGTTGAATTGGGTGAAGCCCATCGCGTCAAGTTGCTCCGATGCGGCGGCGGTCTGCGCTCGGTTGGCTTCAGTTGTTGCGATCATGTCGGCTCGGTCTGGGTTGTCGAGAAAGTCTCTGATGTTTCTTGAGATCTCGTCAACGCTCGAACCTTGGGCCAATCCATCGGATATGACATTTCCGATCACGCCAAGTGTGGTGTCACTAATCCCTTGAATGACATCGCCCTGAGCGGCGAGAAGGTCGGCCAGTCCACCATCGGCGGTCTGAGCAGCTGCGGCGGCGTCGCCTGGCTTCCACTTAGACCAGTCGGTTGATGATGCGATAGAGGCGGTGTTGGAGATGTTCTGAATCCCCTGCTGTGGGTGAACGTCACCGGTGGCTTTGATGCCTGAGAGATAACCGGCTGATGAGACGTTTCGCAGGACTGACCCAAGGGGCTGAAGGTTCAGTGAGATGTTCTGAAGCCCAGTGACCTCGGCTTTGATCTTGGCCTGCGCTCGATGTATGGCGGCGGTGATCTCAGTCTGCGAGATGATCTTGCTCATGGCCTCTCGGATCTGTGGGCCGAAGTGAGAGATGATCTGATCTAGGCGGTCTGCTCCTGGTAAGTCACTCGGCGACCTGCCTGGATTGACTTTTTTTTTAGGACATCGGACTGGGCCTGCTCGTTGAGAACCTTGGCAACGTCAGCGTCGACGGTCTCAAAGACGAAGTCACGCCATTTGCCTGCGGCCTTACGTTTGGCCACGAAGGACTTGAACGACTTCATCTCCGCTTCGGTGGACTTCTGAGAGCCGACGTCTGCGGCCTTGGTCTCAACTGGAATCTCTTCGGGCTTTGGTTCTTCGGGCTTTGGTTCGTCAGGGATCGGCGATGCGATGGGTGCGTTGCCGACTGAGCCGGTGGTGTCGTCTGCGCCCTCGGTGCCGACCTGGGCTGTGGTCTCGCCACTGTTGTCGGTTTCCAACATGCCTTTCAAGAAGGTAATGGCGTTACCAGCCACAATGAACGGTTCGTCGGCCTCTGGCATATTGTAAAGCGGTTGACCAAGTTCGGCTTGGACATCGTTCAAGGTTTTCTGACCTGAGTAAAGCGACATCTGAAGTGCCTGGGCCTGGTCTAGTTGTTGTTTCGTGGTGCCTTCATCTGAGAAGACGAACTCGGTGCCAAAGGTGCCACCCAGGAATCGACGGTTGAGTGAGTTGATGCAGTCGGCGATGAACTTCTCCAAAGGTTTCTTGCTCATAAGTTCGGCGTTGTCTTGCTCGCCTTCCTGCTGGCCCTTGCCACCCAATCCAGTTCGAGGGATTATGCCGAGTTGCGTGGGCTGAACTCCGAACATGGCAGAGACGCGCTTGATGATGAACTCGTCGTAGGTGTCCTTGTAGCGTTCGTCAATCGTTGGGGCGAACACTGGGTCAAAGGACTTAGGCAACATCTTGATGCGGTGGCGCTCGGCGGTCTGGCCTGTCAGCGTGTCGTTCAGTACGCGTTCGAGTGAAGCCAGTTTCAGGTGATCCAACTCGTCAGAGTCGGTCTTCATAAACGTGGTTGGCATCGTGCCTTCGGTGTATTCGGCTCTGAGCCACTGCTGGCGTTCTAAGTAGAGCGTGGCCATTGGTATTGACATCTCGACAGACGAGTAACCGTAGGGAGACCAGGTGCGACGGTTCTTGACGAAGTAGGCCAGTTGGTCTCTGATGTATTCACCGTCTGGGCCTTGGCCTGTGAAGAAGTCGCCATCGCTGTCCTTGCTGGCCTGGTACTCGCCACGAGGGAATCCCCACAGGACTTGTTGGAAGGCTGGTGAGGGCGCGTGGGGTATGTCACCACGATTGTCGAGCAGGGGCTTGATCGTGGCACCGTCGATGATGTCAAAGCCGATGACTTCACGGCCAAGGTTGTAGCGAGGATAGATCGGCATGGCGTCGTAGACAAAGTGATTCCACAGGGCCTCGGTCAACCATTCGGCAAAGCCTCGGTCAGGGTGAACGTAAGGCGCTTCCCAGAACTGCTTGAGTCTGGCGATCTCGTCACTGTATTCGTCACGCGCGATCTGGTTGGCCTTGGCGTGACCACAGTTGCGTTCTTGCATGATCTGTGTGATGGCCTGATCACTAACCGTGATCTCCCATTCGAGCCCAATCATCTCGGCGGTTCTGACTTCAATGCAACGATGAACAATGTCGCACTGCTCGGCCAGTCCCTTCAAGATCGCCCAGGGCGTGACTTGCTGAGTCAGGTTGAGGTTCCATGCAACTTCGTACTCGTACTTTCTCGGGAGCGCACGGCCAGAGTCGTCAAAGACTGGGTCAAGCGGTGCTGGCAGGTAGGGCATCGCTGGCCCCAACTGAGATCCGAAAGAGTCGGCAGGTCGAGGAAGTGGCATCGCTGGCGTGCCTGGGGTCTGAAGTAATCCCTGGCCGCCTCCGCCTGCGTAGCCCGATGGCATACCTGGCATTGACGGCACCACTGCACCACCAGCGGCGGCGTAAGGGTTGTTGATGGCCTTGGAGACCTCTTCAGCGATGAGTTTCGCCAGGTCTGCGTCAGAGGTTTTTGGCTTGCGATTCCAGATTGCCACTGAGGACTACTTCGTGATCTTGGCGACGGCTAGAGCGGTCTGGGCTTGGCGTCGAGTGGCGAAGTGAACTACTTGAGAAGCAGCTGCGGCGATGACCGATGCCGAACCGATGGCGGCCTGGACTGCGGCTGGCTCCTTGAAGCCTGGGTGGAAGATCACAATGATGGCGACAACGGCGGTTGCGGCGCTCGTTAGGTTGGCGACCCAAGTGTTCGGGTGCTTGACGATGGACTGTGCATCGGCGACAACACGTTTCGCGCTGGCTATGGAGTCGATTGCCTTTTGTGCGTCGGCTGAGATTGTGGCTTGTACGTCGCTCATGTGACCTTCCTTTGCGTGTTGCAGTTTCTACAAGACGCCTCTGATGGGTTCATAGGGTGTGAACATACGGTACACGCTGGCGCTATTTCTGCGAACCACCTGTCCGCCGAAGATCCGCGTGCTAAGTCGAGTTCGACAATGCCGTGCACCAACGCGTCGAGTCGGTCAGGTGAGACGCCACTGTCCGGCAACCACCCAGTCATCTGATCTTCGAGCGTGGGGAAGGTGCCGACGTGATGAATCCGGCCTTGCTCGTAGAGTGCCGATACCGGCTCGGCGCGTAATCGCTTCCCGACTTTGGCGTGAATCTTCCTGAAGGGTATGTGAGGAGCGACGGCGCGCAGGGTTGTCTCAATCAGGTCTCCGCCTTGGTTGGCTTCTGCCACAATGGGGCCGATCTCGCCCCAGTCACGCCAGGCCTGGACTGCTCGGTGCGCCCATTGAAGCGGAGACTCTCGGCAACTGCGGTCAGACAAGACATAGCCGTGACCGTCAGATCCTTTGCCAACGACCACAATGCCGGTCTCGTCGCTGTTCTCGCCAGTTGTGACGGCAGGGTCAATCGCCACCACGATTCTGACTAACTCAATCTGTGCTCTCGTCTTGCCACCGATGAGTTCCAAACCTGACAGGCCGTTGTCAACCTGGTCGTCTGGCAGGG